TATAATTGTCTTTACACCAGATCTCGCAAGCTCTGCCTATTAAATGAGAAGAATTACTTAGTTCATTAGCCATTAATACGCCATCCGGAGAAACATATCCTTTAAGTATTTTAAATTTTACTTTAGAAAGTCTTCTAGCTTCGTGCAACATATACAAGAATTCTCTATCCATATATTTGAATCCTGTATCAGGAAATCTAGAATAAGGACAATCAAAATCTTCGAATGTAAAATACTTAAGTTCTGTAATCACTGCGTTTAACGACCTTGACCTTTATATTTTTTTTTATATTTATTTTGCCCTGGTGATGCATTTTTAGAATGCACACCGGGCCTTTTAGTGCGTTTAGACGGACGATATTTGCTTATGACTAGTTTAGCCATTACTTTTTAAATTTCTCTGCGCTACGGCCTCCAAAATAAGCTCCTATGACCGTTATAAGTACCAATTGTAATAAATCAATCCAATTAGCTTTAACTTCAAATGCAATAACACCAGCATCAATAAATACCATAAGCACCGTAGACACCACAAGAAATATTAAAACTAAAGGTCTAACATTCTTACTTAGCCAAGAATCGCTATCCATATCAACTTTCCATCTTTCTGTAACATTCTTTTGCATTTCAGCTTCAGCTTCAATCCATATTTGATCCATTTCTTTTTTTATTTGTGCCTTTTCTTCTTTACTAAAAGTATGTTTATCTATTATACCTGAAATCTTGTCCGCTATTCCGGATCCCGCAGATCCGAATAGCTTTGCTAATATCTTGCTCATAATTTTATCTCCATTTTATATGAATAAAAAAGAATAACAAATAAATATTTAATTCATTAAATTCATTTAATTCGTCTTCTGGATAAGAAGAAAATCCTATTAAAGGACCTGTAGAAAATGTTTCTCCAAACCCTATTTTAAAATCATCCATTTGTTATATCTATATATTTAGTTTTACCATTTTCTCTTATAGCTCTAAGACATCTTTTTCTATTAGAGTCAGCATCTACATAACTAACGTGAACCCAGTCAGGACTATCATCTGTACCAAACTCCCAAATAAGTTGGTCAAAGTCAAGATTATCTTTAATGTAATAATACATAAAAGCATTACTAACGTGACCATAAATATCATCAATATCAATAGCCCTTCCTTGACAGTGTTGACTTTTAGTACTGCCACCAATTGCTTTATTAAGTTCTTCACATCTAAAAAATGAGTTTATTTTTATAGGAGCATCAATAGCTTGTCTTAATGGTTCAAAGATATGTTTAGCTACCATTTCCATATTTTGCAATTCATATTCATTAGGCACATTTTCTATACCTAATCTAAGAGCTGTAGTACTTCTAGTGGCTTCTTTATAGCTTATATGCTTACTTATCTTATTCATTAATTAGTACTAGCTCTTCTAGGTTTATTAATCCTATCTATTGTATTTTGTATTTCTAAATGAGTAGCTTTTATTTGAAGAGATATATCTGCTACATATTGCATCCTTACTCTACCTGTTTTATCCATAATAACAATAACAGGCACAGCTAGAATATTATTCTGTATGTCTTTAGGTTGGTCTTTTAGATAACTGAATTTAACAATAGCACCTGTAATGCTACTTAAATCATAGTTATTCTTTTTATTCCATTCTGCATTAATTTGCAAGACTGTTACATCTTGACTATATACAGAGACCGCAACCAATACAAATATCGCACATAATAATTTTTTCATCTACTAATTATTTCAAATAGCTTCTCGTCTATCTTTTTCAAAGCTTCTGAGTTTTCTTCTACTTTCTTACCAGTATTCATAATTGTTTCTCTAACAAGCCTGTCTTTTAAATCAAATTCTGTTCTTGATATTTCTGGTTCTGGTAATTGTTTAGCTTCTTCTATGTCTGCCTGTAAGGCAAACCACATTCCTATAAGGGTAGATAATCCCACCCCTATAGCAATAAGTGTCTTTATACTAATTTCAAATTTACTGTCTTCGCTCAATTCACTCATAATTTCTTTGTCTTTTGAATAGTATAAACTATAGTACAGATAAGAAGAATTATCTTTAACCATATTTCAACCTCAGTTAATGATACAAGAAAAGCTACTGAGTTTATAAGGTATATCTTCATATCTGCAAAATCCATAGCGTTATTCTTTTACTTCTTCAACAATTTCTTCGTAAGAACCATCTTTTAAGTTGATATTTATTTTACCATACTTACCTTCTAGTTCTTCTTTTACTTTGTTACTTTCTTCTTGCACTTGTGCATAAGCGTGTAACAGACCGTGCTTCTGTACTTCTAAAGTACCTAAGTCGTGTTTAATGGCAGAAAACTTCTTTTCTGATTCTAACAATGATTCTAATTCTTCTTTACTAATTTTTGACATTTTATTAAATTTATAGTTATATTACAAATATATTAATTATTTTCAAGTGTTTCTATTCTACTCTTTAAATCATTGATTATTTGTTGTTGCTCTTGCATAGCTTTAATCATTATAGGCACTAATACAGAATATTTTACTCCTTTTATAGGGTCTCCTGTAGGAAGCTCTTTATTTACTGTTTCTGGTATATCTGTTTCCCTTGTTTCATATACTGCATCTTGAGCTTCTATTGCTTCTTGTTTGTATTCAGATATTCTATCAAGTAATTCTTGTTTTGTATCTGCACTTTGCCATTCTATATTATTGTTATCTAACCAAGTTTGTATTTCAGATTTTGTATTATCAATAGTAGGTTTATCTTCCCACTCTATCAATTCTTGACCTTCAACTGCTTCGCTAATTAAAACTTCTTCTGTTTCGTAAATTATATTGCCTTCTTCATCTGTTTTATCTACTTTCTTGTATTCAGTTTTTTGAGTTTCGTAAATTAAAGCAGGGAATATTTCTTCTAGCTCTTGAGCAATAACTCCTATTTGTTTTTTTTCATCTCCTATATAGTTAAAGTTTTTAATTTGAACCTGCATTAAATCATCTAATTTAGAAGTAGCGTCTGTTATGTTTTCTTTTAATTTAATATCAGACAATTGCCCATAACTGTTATTAGTGTTTTCTATGTTTCCATTTGAATATATTTTTATTCTTTCGGTGCTTCCACCTTGTCCTAGAAAAAATCTTGAAGTTGTATCATTTTCATCATCATTGTTATGTACGTTAATTCCATAATGAGAGCCACTTCCAGATGCTTGCCAAAACATAGCTATAGGTTGATTGCCAAAATCATTATTAAATTCGTGAAAATTGTAACCTGCTCCATATCCATATCCACCTGATTGTGTTTTAAATCTTGCAGTTCCTGCACTTTCAATACGCATTCTTTCTGCGAAACCACTGGTTCGGAAAACATAATCACCGCTATTGACATCAAATATGTTGTTAGTGCCGTCTGTCTGCATACGGATAAAGTCACCACCAGATTCACTTGCCTGTATTGCACCTTCGACATCTAAAGGTACATCAGGCGAATCAGTTCCTATTCCTACATTGCGTAATCTATTAATATACATAGCAGTTCCCATTCCACCACCATTATCAACATTAAACGCTAATTCTCCACGATTTAATTGACCTACTCCTACAATAGCTTTTATTTGTGCAATTTCGTATATACTATTTTTAAATAATATATTGTTTGTTTCAGCACCTGATGCAACGCTATTATGTAAAGCAATATCTCCTGAAACAGTTAATTTAGAAGTAGTGCTTGTTGCACCTATTCTAACGTTTCCTGAACTGTCTATAAACATTCTACTTGTTCCATCATCTCTAAAATCAAAACCACCTGCAGTACCTCCAATTGAATCAATTACAGTATAACCTGTACCCATCCATAAATCAGTATAAACAGAAGTACTAGTGCCAAATCTTATTTGGTCTTGTCCTGCACCTACAACTTGTAAATTAGCATCAGGCGAATCAGTACCAATTCCTACATTTCCTGAGCTATCTATACGCATTCTTTCTACTGCTCCACCTACTGCATTATAAGTAGCTGTGCCGAATGTCAAAGCACCATCAGGTAAAGTACCATTACCAGTTTCATTTACGCTTTTTATAAATGATGTTACATAAGGTGCATTTCCTGAAGCATCGGATGTATAATATTCTATAGAGCCTACAACATCGCCAGTATCCCAATCTGAACTTTCTGTTGTATTATTTATTCTAAATACTGGAGCATCTAATGCAGCATCACCACCAGAATTACCAGATGCAATCTCTAAAATAGTATTAGGCGAAGCAGTTCCTATTCCTACGTTTCCATCCCATTGAATTCTCATTTTTTCAGAAACAGTATTTTGGTCTCGTGTTGTAAAAGTCATATCATTTCTTAAACCATACTGATTTACGTTTACAACTTCTATTTTACCAACTTCAAAATCTGCACCTGCATCTGAATCATCACTTGTAAAACTAATAGTCCCAATTATACCACCAATTTGTGTTACACTATTTAAATCACTTGCAAGTATTAATTTTCCTGAAACATTAGCAGCTTGTGTACGAGGTTTAGACCTTATTACACCATTAACATCAATAGGGTAATTAGGGTCATCAACGCCTATTCCTACGTTTCCTGAATCAAGAATAGTCATTTTAGAATCAGACAAGTTTGCAGTTCCATCACCAGCAGTGGGATTTACAGCAAAATGTAATTTTCCATTAGCTGCTGTGTTTGTAAATTCCCATAAAATTGCTGCGTTATTATAAATATCTCCACCACCATAACCAAACGCTAATCCAGTATATTGACCTGCTATTGGAGAAAGGTCATCTTCACCTCCTTTTATAAATAAAGCTGCACCTGTAGCAGTATTTCTATTATTAACTTCTAATTTACCTTGTGGAGAATCATCTCCAATTCCTACGTTTCCAGAACTGTCAATACGCATTCTTTCTGTGCCTGATGTTCCTGTGTGAAAAGTAGTGAACCCACTTGTTAACTTCATTTGAGCAGAATTCGAAGTTGATGCATACAACTGTTTAATTTCAGCAATAGTATTTCCTGCATTATTATGAATAATCTCTAAACCTGATGTTCCTCCTACTGTAATTTTTCCGTCTCCACTATTATTAACTGTTACATCTCCTGTTACATTTAATTGATGACTAACTTTTACTTCTGTAGTGTTTATTTTAAATCTTTCAGTTCCATTAGTCCAGAAAGTATGTTGACCATTTGAAATTTCAGTATATAAATCAGTACCTCTAAATCTTATTAAATTGGTATCAATATCAAAACCAAAAACTTCTACTGTATCATCAATTACAAAAGTACTTCCATTAAAAAACATTTCTATATCTCCACCATCACCAAATATTATTTTTTCATTATCTCCTATGTTTATATTTCCTGTAACACTAATTCCTGTACTTGTAGTTACAAACTTTTCAACACCATCATAATATAATCTTACACCTGCTTCTTCCTCAAGTCGCATCATATCATATATAGTACCAGCTGTGTCTCTTTTTCCATAAAAAATTAAACTTGATGATTCTGATTGTATAAAATTATAATTGGAACTATTAGACCAAATTTTTAAAACACCTGCATTAGGGTCTCCAAATCTTGCGTGAGTATTAAAACCAAAATCAAAGTTTTTGTTATCAGCTAAAGAAGCTGACTGAAGAATATCTAAATCATCTACTTCTAATGTTCCTGTTATATCAACCCCTGTTGAAGTAGTAGTTAATTTAGTAGCACCTCCATAATTAAGCTTTACTCTTGAATCTGTAGCACCATCTAAATCTAATTCTATATAGTTTTGAGAGCCATCACTTTTAGTTAAGTACATATAAGTACCTTGTAAATATAAAGCTCCTGTTCCGTCTTCTGTTATATAACTATTAGTTCCGTTATGATGTATTTCTAATTCTCCATCTGTACCATATATTGATTTACTTGTATCTGTAAATGTTATATCGTCTCCTGCACTTACTGCTATGTCTGTTCCTCCTGTAGTATTACCATTAGCTAATACTTCTGATAGTTCATTGTTAGCACTTATCTGAGTATCTACATAGTTTTTAGTTGCAGCATCTTGAGCTGCACTTGGGTCAGTTAAGTTTGATATTATTCCTGTAACAGCAATTCCATTGCTTTTAGTAACTAATTTGGTACTACCATTCCAATATAGTGTGACCTCTCCTGTTAAGCCTTCAGCAGTTATGTAATTAGCTAAACTTCCGTTTGCATCACATTGTATATTTATACTTTCATCAATCGCATTATTTCTTATATATAAACTGCCTGTATCGTTATCGATAAAAGAATTAGTAGCATTATGATATATTTCTAAATCTTGAGAAACTCCTATTCTAATCTTTTGATTATCTTGTAAATCAATTTGAGTAGTTTCTAAATTGCCTATAACTAAATCTGCTTTAGTATATCCTGTTCCACTTGTGTTTACTGTTGTAGTAGGTTCTTCTTGTAAGTCTTTAAATAAATGAAACTTAGTAGTTGAAGCACTTCTATAAAGTCCAGCATATAAATCCTGAGATCCTGAAGTATCATATAAACCATAAAATCCTAGATCAACAAGATCAGAAGTATTGTTGTCATTACCTACAATAATTAATGGATCCTTGACACTTAAGGTGTCAGTATCCACAGTAGTAGTAGTCCCTTCAACAAGTAAGTCACCTGTTACAGTTAGATCTCCTCCTATTTTAGAATTACCAGCAACTTGAAATGTAGTAGTAGGTGAAACACCTATACCTATTCTAGTTGTTGATATATATAAAGGTGTATTTGTTCCTACACCATCTGTAATCTGTTTTGCACTAGATGTTATGATTCCATTATCAGTTGCTTTTAAAAGCGAATCATAAGTATCAGATATTCTAGTTCCTGTTAAAGTAGCTCCCATAAATATCTATTTATTTTTTGTTGTTTTGTTTTCCAAGTATTTTATTAATAAACACTTTTAATTTTACCACATTCTCCTCTTTAGGTTTATAAGTATTTTTTTTACTTATCATAAAACCCATCCATTAAAATTCTCATTCTTATCAGGATACATACCATCTTCATTAACATCATTATATTCCGGATATGAATTGTTATTGTTATCCATATAATCTAAAAATCTTCTAACATAAAACTCAGCTTTATCTCTAGAACTATCTACTAAAGATTTTATTTCTTGCATCGAAGGAGTCTCTGAGGACTCACTTCGATGTCTAAAAACTCCTCCATTACTTACTTGATATGAAGCAAACATATAATAATCACTTTGAGCAAACCATATTAACATAGGTGTTAGATAGTCGTTTAGTAGTGTCTTATATACTGCATTACCAGCATCATCTATAGTGTCATTTACTATTAATGTAGATATTTTATTGTATAACTTTGTTCCTAGATAATTCTGAATATGAATATCCTGAGCTACTTCAATAAACTGAATAAATTTATCAGCATCTACAGCACCTCCGATTATGGATTTTCTTCTTAGATCATTAGTCGTTATGAATAGTGCTTTCATCTTTTTTCTTTTTAAATATTGATTTAACTCTTTCTATTGCAGATAACTTTTCTCCAGTCTCTTCTTCTCTCTTAATTTTAGTTTGGATGTTATCAAGTTCAGTAAACTCAATTGGCTGAAGAGTAACAAAATAAAGATTCAAGTATATTCCGTTGAATTCTAAAATCTTATTAAAGCATTCTAAGAGCTGTTCTTGGAACGGTCTAATAACTATGTTATCCATAAGGATAGAAGCTGTTCTAAGCTCTTCTGCGTTATTCCCAAAACCTGTATTATCTTTAATTCCAAGTAATATTGGAGATACAATTCTGTGGCCCAACATTATCTTCTCTCTAGCTTCGTCTGCTAGGAATTGATATTGTGCGTGAGCATCTGGTAAGTGTATGGGTTCTATGTCTGCTTTTCTTTCTGGATCTTCATTAAATGCTAATATAAATTTTCCTGAATTAGATGTTCCTCCAAATTTATCCTGGATCTTACTTTCTATTAATTGCTGAGCTTCTTCATCCGGAACACCATTATTAAAATTAATAAGTAAGCTTGGTTGTAAACCATTCTTAATATTATTAATATGGTAATTAGACACTTCTTCTTCTAAAGAAGAATACTGTAATGATCCGTGATAATCAACTGGAGCATAATAATAAAATCCAGACCTATAGGGTTTAATGACATAAAGCTCTCTGTATTCACTTTTGCTCCCATATCCAAAAGCAGGAATTCTTTTAGGACTATCGCTAGTTTTCATATCAGCCCATTTAGGATGATAGTAATAAGCTTTTATTTGTCCTTTGTCAGCTTTTTCAGCCCTAATAGTTTCCATAGGGAAATGAGTAACACTAGTTATAGCTGTTTTGCTTTTATTATAAACTATTTGCATTGCAGCTTGACCAAGTAATTTATAATCGTTTACTATTCTTTTTACTTGATCTCCTTTTATAAGGTCCTTCATTCTAGCATACATTTCGGGCTTTTCTTCATTGTCTGTAGCATCTATACCTCTACCGTAGATCATATCTACAATACCATTTATACAACAAGAATTTGTTGGACTACTTAAGTAAAGGTTTATTAAGTTGTCAAAATAATCATTGCTTTCTCCATAAGTTACCCACTCTTTATTATAATGTTCTTTTATTTCTGGTGTGGTATAACCTTGTAGATTAACAACTCTAATATTATTTTTATATGTTTTTTTTCTACTCATATTATATTGTTATATATTTCTGTCCTGAAGGCGAAGCGCTATGCTCATCATACTCTGCTGTGTTTAATGTATGAGGAATAGTCCTGTTTGTTTGAGCTGTACAATATGCTTTATCTCTGTACAATAAATTACCAGCTCTTGTTACTTCTATATAATACATTTTACCTTC